GAAAGGCTCCCCCATTATTCGTAATAACTTTCACTATGTTTAACTACTACCACGCAGTTTATGACGTCATAAAGACGGCGTTCACCGTGTTTGGCATCGCTTTGATGTCATTACTCGGTTATGCCCCTTGCCCGACGCATTTGGAAAGCTGCACCCCAGCAAACATGACGATCAGTGATAGACTCACTGGTCTGATTCAAGCCGGGTGGTTCCATCACGACCAGGAAAGTCTTTGGCTTTTCATCCAATACCACACGCGTAGGTCTGATGGACGCGTTTCGTTCATGCCGTACGATCTCCTTGACATCCAGTACTATGTCGACACTATGTCGCTGCAGACCTGGATGGTTCTTTTCCTTCTGCTCATGATATGGGGTGGGCACCTATACACGGTGTACCTACCCATGTTACTTGACAGAGCAAGACCTCTAGTCGTCGCTTTCGTACATGAATTTCGCTCCTTCGTGTTGCTGATCACGACTCCCAAAGTATACTCTACCATCGTTTTGGTGGCGTTTCTGCTTTCGGGACAGTACTCCGTATTCGTTTTACCACTGCTTGCGGCGTTTTACTACGTCTCATCTTCGCTAGTTGTTTACGACTGCGCTGTACTCGAAAAATCAGACCCTGTACGTCGAACCATCGAGCACGGTGAGGAGCGATCCTTTATCGTGCACGACGGGAAGAAGTACTACCAACATGTCGAAAGAGAAGAAGATCGACTACCCGAAGGGGAAATGGAGTTTGAAGCTCCGACGGCAGCAGCTGTAGTTCAGTGCATGCCGCTTCCTTGTCAAGGTATCCTTTTCGTCAAGAATTTAACCGCAGGCACTAGTTGCTATGCGGGGAACTTCTTCCTCGTAAACCTTAGATCTTCAGGCTTCTGTGTTATGACCAACAAGCACATTCTTGAGTTCGTTGCTCGCATGCCGCAAGCCGACCAGGCTTTGTATTGCTGCACGGCTAACAACGTCAAGAAGGCCGTACGCATACCGCTTACCTCCTTCATGCATTGCGCTGCTGATGTCGCGCGTGCCACTGTGGGCGTTAACTTTCCCTCGGTTCTTGGTATCTCACCTACTAAGGTGGCCCAAATGGATTTATCCAAGCCCGTCACCGTCATCGGTGCCAGGCGTACTGAGATCGACGGCAAGGTGCTCTACATGCACTTTGCGTCCTCAGGCGTGCGCGGCCCGGCTCCCATAATCGAGAAAACCGACGGTTCCGGCGGAAGACCCGAATGGGTTAGCAAGAGGCTAAACACGGCAACTTACTCTACGGAAAAGGGCTGCTCTGGCTCAGTCGTTACACAAAACGGCAGAGTCGTGGGCATCCATGTTGGCTCAATGCGCAACTACAACCTCTTCGTTTCCTTGGTCACTCTCGTCGACGCTCCTAAATCCTCCAAATCCCGACTGGGTGAGGAGGAAGAGGACGCTGAGATGGCAGAGATCCTGCTTTCGATGAAAAAGCCTCGCTTCGAACCCGCCGCAGCTGCGGTGGAACCTACGCCAGTGAAGCACGTCGTTGTCGCTGTCGAAGAAAACGGACAACCGCTCTCTGGAGTGGAGTTCGAAACTCCCCCTCCCACGGAAATATGGGAAGATACGGAGTACGACACAGAGGAGATCATGCTCATGCGAACGGACCCAGACAGGATCCGTAAGCTAAAACATGGTACCTTCGACCGCACCGTTGCCGAGATGTCGCACGACCTTTGGTCGCGTGACGACAAGTCTCTCTACAGGGAGTTCGAGCGTGAGATTCACGACTTGGAGTACCAAGGGTACACTAAGAACTCCCGCGAGATGAAGGCGCTCCTCCGCAAGCATGCGGAGAGATCCGCCCTCATGTACGAGAATCCCACTGCGGATTTTCAGAACACCAGGGACAGGCTGGTTCAACAAGGCCCAATCTACCTTTCGGAAACCCTGCACGGGTTACTTGGTTCGAGACGCCTCTCAGCACGACTAGGGGCTGGCTCGAGGTCGGCGCCTGCATGCGCCGACAAGAGCGGGCATTAGTGCCCGAACCAGCTAGAATCCCGGGGGAGATTACTAGCAACTACTACTATTCCCCCAACTTCGCGGCGAAAGGATTGACAGATCTAGATGGTTTACCCATCTTGAATACTGAAGACATCCTTTCCCACCTTGTGCGCAGGTCACAGCGCACACAACCAACCCTCCCAGCTTTCGAGATTGGGTCAGACAGATTTTCAACTTATCTTAAGACCCTGCCTCGTAAGGACGAGAGGTTCGCATCCTTCTTCAACTCTGCAGGGGACATCACCATGCCGGTCTTTGACCAGTTGTGGTCTTGTCTTAAAGAGACTCATAGCCCAGGTGCTCCGCTAAACTACTTGTACGCCCAGAATCTTCAGGCGAACCCAGCTAGAGCGGAGATATACGAGGTTGTGAACTCTCGCGTCAAGAAGCTTATCGAATTAGGTAAGCAGCTTTACCACGAGCCGAGTTACGTTGCCACGCAAGAGCAGAGAATGCTGATTGTTTCTGACAATTTTGCTGACCCCATGCTCTGCGACATCAAGAAGGAACCACGCCCTAACGGCAAACTCCCGCGTTTGGTAACTCAGGCTTCCATCGTCGACCAGATGGTTCATCGCATTTTTATGCATGAGCTTTTGTACACTTTGCAAGACTCTGAGGAGACCGACATGGCTGTCGGTCTCGACATCATCACGCAGGAGAAAACCAAGGAAAGGTACGACGTCTTCAAAGCCCACGCACCCCTAACCCAGAACGATGTTCAGGGATGGGAGTACTCGGTTAACGAGACGGATCACTACGCTGCGTGTTACGCGGATGCTTACCAGATGAACCTTGTAGACGACAGATGCGAGATCTGTGTGACGGGCAGACGAGCAGACCATTTTTATGGTTTGCTCGGCATGACCTTCACCATCGTTAATCGCGTCACTCTCACCAAGGCTGGCAAGCTGTTGCTCCTTCCCCCTGGCCAGATGCCTTCTGGCATTCTCGTCACTTTTCAGCGGAATTCTAGGATTCGCGCACTCCTGTCGTTCAAC